GCATACATGCGTTCAGCAGCAAGACGTGGTTTAAAGTATTACGAAGACGGTTTAGGTGGCGAGGGTTTAGTACCGGCAACAATTAGTGCAGCAAGAGATATGGCTAACGGAACAATTAGTGAATCAAAATGGCGCAAAATTGGTCCTTGGATTGCTAGACACATGGTTGATTTAGATGCCCCTAAAAACAATAACCCTAGTGACAAAGAATATCCAGGTGCAGGTTTAGTCGCACATTTATTGTGGGGTTCCGGTCCAAGTAAAAGAGCAGCCACTAGAACAATGAATTATGCTATTAACTTAGTTGAAAGATTAGATGCAGAAAAAAATGAAAGAAAGTTCGCCTCAATCAATGTAAACTTATTACATGAAGAAAAGGAAACAGCAGTGAGTAAAGTAGAGCGCCGTGTAAAGAATGACGTTGATTTTGAATTACGCATTGATGGAGAACAAGACGGTATGCGTTTCACCGGATATGCTGCAGTATTCGATAAAGACTCAGAACCATTACCTTTCATTGAACGAATTATGCCTGGAGCATTTAACAAATCTTTACGTTCACGTAACGAAGTTAAAATGTTTATGAACCACAATATGGATATGGTTTTGGCTTCAACTCGTTCTAAAACTTTAAAACTTAAAGAAGATAGTCAAGGATTATTAGCAGAAGCAATTTTGCCTGACACAACAGCAGGTCGCGATTTGGCTGTTCTTATGAAACGTGGAGACGTTCATTCTATGTCTTTCGGTTTTAGTGTTCCTAAAGATGGGGACTCATGGTCTAAAGATGGTCGCAAAAGAGAATTGAACGAAATAAGATTGCACGAAGTATCCGTTGTAACAGGATTCCCTGCTTATAAAGATACAACAGCAAGTATCCGTACAATAGATTATTTGGCTACCCGAACTAACGTTGATCCAGATAAACTATCTGATGCGATTACGGCTTTAGAAAACGGTGACGTTTTAAATGAAGATTCTGCTAATTTGATTGTAGAAGTGGTTAATAAATTAAAAGAACATAAACCAACCACCGAAGATTTATTAGCCCTTAAAAGAAAACAACTAGAATTGTTAGGGAAAGCATTATGAATCAAGAGTCAATAAAACAAGCAATTTTGAAAGTAGCTGGTTACCCAGAGTCCGGTGTCATTTATGAATTAGTGGACGATATCGCTAAAGCCATAGTTGATGAACACCAAGAAATAAAGCCAAAAGAAGAACGAATTATTACCCCAGCAGAAATCCGTAAAATAGAAGTCTAAATTTCTGCAATAATAATAAGACGATTAAGTGGAGCCACTTTCGTAATAACTTATGCGGAGCCGCATAGTATCCCAATCCTAAAAACGGAGAATAATGGAATACATTAACAAACAAGTTGAAGCACGCGCTAAAGCATGGGAAGAAGCAAAATCACTTCTTGATGCTGCTGCTTCTGAAAGCCGTGACCTAAACGGTGAAGAACAACAAAAGTATGACCGTATCATGCAAGATTTGGACGCAAGAGCCAAAACAATTGAAACATTGAGAGCAGATGCGCAACGCGAAGAAAGGGCTGCTGCTTCAAGAGTAGAAGCCGAAATTCGCACAGATAAACCACAAAATGATGAGTCAGAACTATTCCGTAAACTCGCAAGAGGCGAAGTACGTTCAGCAACATTTGGGCCAAGTGAAAGACGTGATGTATTAAAAACTAATACAGGCGCACCAATCCCAACCTCATTTTATGACCAACTTATCGAACACATGGTTGTCGTGGGTCCAATGTTGGAAACCTCAACAATCATTCGTACTCAAGGTGGCGAAAATCTACAAATTCCTAGAACAAACGCCTACTCAAGTGCAACAGCAACAGCAGAAGGTTCTGCTATTGGTGAGAGCGACCCAACATTCCAAAGTTTCTTAACTTTGAGTGCTTACAAGTTCTCATTCCTAACCCAAATATCATCTGAAATGTTAGAAGATACAGGCGTGGATATTCTTGGCTTCCTTGCAAGACAAGCCGGTATAGCCATGGGTGTTTCTGTAAACAACAAATTGACATTAGGTACAGGAACAGTTGAACCAAACGGAATCATTCCATCAGCAGGAACCGGTGTAACCGGTGGAACTGGTGTAAGTGGTGCGTTTACAGGCGACAACCTAATCGACCTTTCATACTCAGTAAACTCTGTTTATCGTAGAATGCCAGGAACCGGTTGGATGATGAACTCAAATTCACTATCTGCAGTTCGTAAATTAAAAGATACCCAAAACAGATACCTATTTGAACCATCATTACAAGCAGGTCAGCCAGACCGTTTGTTAGGTTATTCAATCTACGAAAACCCAGATATGGTAAACACCGGAACAACTGCTAAAAGCGTGTTGTTCGGTCACTTACCTACCTACCATGTTCGTCAAGTACGCGACCTTTCATTTGTTCGTTCAGATGAATTTGCGTTTGCTAACGACTTGGTAACATTCCGTGCGATACTACGTCTTGACGGTGGACTTCCACAACAAGGTGCAGTAAATGTCTTTAGAGGCGGCACTGCTTAACAGCGTCCCTTTAACTAAACGTGTAGCCTTGACAGCGCAGGGTTGAGGCTACACTCCCTGCGAGAGAAAAGAGAACTGCGTGTCTAATGAAAGTAATAATAAAGAACGTTCCAATAAATCTGCCAGACGATATAGCAACATACCTATTAAGAACTCATCTAGCGCACATGATAGAGCCGTCATTTGGTATTCAAACGCCCCTTGGGCAGGAACCGGTTACGGACAGCAAACAGCGCAAGCGACAACGAGACTCCAAAAAGAAAACTACAAAACAGCAATAATTTCTAACTATGGGTTAGAGGGCAATAACACAAGTTGGAATGGTATCCAAATTTATCAAAGAGGTTATGATCTTTGGTCTAACGATATTGTGACGGCACATGCTCAAGATTGGGCAAGTAGAAACGTAAACGCTCAAACAGTTTTATTTACATTATTTGATGTTTGGGTTTTAAGGAATCCAAGATTTGATAATTTGCCTATTGCGTCATGGGTTCCAATAGACCATTTACCAACTCCCCCAGATGTTTTATCTTGGTGTCGTAAACCAAACGTTATGCCAATTGCTATGTCCCAATTTGGTAAACAAATGTTAAACACTAAAGACGTTGATTGTTTATACGTCCCACATGCTATTGAAAAAGTTTTTGAACCTAAAACTAAAGTGGCTAATAATGAAAAAGAATTTACAGGTCGTCAATTTATGGGATTCGATGAAGATGTTTTTGTTGTATCAATGTTTGCAGCAAATAAAGGTGTTGTTCCTAACCGTAAAGCATTTGCCGAAAACTTTTTAGCGTTTAGCCAATTTGCAAAAAATCATGATGACGTTCGTTTATATTTACATACCGAAGATGTTGGTTCTTCTGGTGGAATAAACTTACATAAATTACTTGAAGCAGTTGGTATCCCTCAAACTAAATATAAATTTGTGGACCAATACGCTTATCGAATTGGTGTCCCACAAGAAGCGTTAGCAACTTTGTATACGGCTACTGATGTTTTACTTGCATGTTCAATGGGCGAGGGATTTGGTATTCCGGTTATTGAAGCGCAAGCCTGTGGAACCCCTGTTATTGTTTCTAACTTTTCAGCACAACCAGAATTAGTTGGTGACGGTTGGGTTGTGGACGGACAACCATTTTGGGACGCTATGCAAAATGCTTGGCTTCATTCCCCAAATGTTAAAGAAATAATAAACGCTTTAGAAGAAGCGTATAACAATGGGCGTAAGCGTTCAACTAAAGCAATTGCGCACGCTAAAAAATATGATGCCGACTATGTATTTGAAACAGCGTGGTTACCGGCCTTAGAACGCATTTATAGCGATGAATTCCTTTCGGGTATCCAAGAACCCATAATCCCAATAAAAGTGGCGCAAAAGGCTTCTGGGGGCGTTTAAACGCATGATTCCTGCCCTTATCGTACCGGTTTTGAATAGACACGATTTATTAGACCAAATGCTTTCATCTATTGACTACCCTATTGAAAACGTAATAGTTGTAAATAATGGGAAAGAAGCGAATTGGGAATACTCTTTTAAAAACCCACACATACAAAACCTTTACCATTTGCAAATGCCGTCTAATTTAGGGGTTCCTGTTTCTTGGAATTTAGGAATTAAAAGTTTACCTTTTGCCGATTATTGGTTGATCGTGAATAACGATATTCAATTTGAGGTTGGCTCTTTAGATATGTTTGCTAAAAATTCAAATAGCGAAACTTTACTACTTTCAAACGGTAATCCTAAATGGTGTGCTTTTAGTATCGGTTCAAAAATTATTGAAACAATAGGATTATTCGATGAAGCAATTTATCCTGCATATTTTGAGGATACAGAATACGAATGGCGCTGTGGTCAAAAAAACATTGTTACAACATTGTCGGATATCCCCATAAAACACGAAAATAGCAGTACCTTAAAAGCCTCGTTACGAAACAAAAACCCTGAAACGTTTCAAGCAAATATGATTTATTTTAATAGAAAAAAAGGGTTAAATGATTTAAGCCAAGGAGATTGGTCTTTAATTGTTAGAAAACAAAACTCATGGGACTAAAAATTTATACCGGTGGAACATTTGATTTATTTCATGCCGGACACGTTAATTTCCTTAAACGCTGTAATCAACTAGCCGGACCATTAGGAACTACAACAATTTCGCTTAATACAGATGAATTTATTTATGAATATAAAAAAACAAAACCAATTTTAAACTATGAACAAAGATATGAAGTTTTACTGTCTTGTAAATATGTAGATTTTGTAATCCCTAATTTTGGGGGACGAGATTCAAAACCTGCTATTGAAGAATGTAAACCCGACATTATCGCAATTGGTTCTGATTGGGCGCGTAAAAATTATTATGAACAAATGCAATTTGACCAAGATTGGTTAGATGAGCACAACATAAGTTTAATTTACATTCCATACACTAAAGGAATATCAAGCACTTTAATTAAAGAGAAAATATGATTGTAATTGGGACAACCCCTAATCGAGAAGAATGGTTGGCTCAATGTTTAAAATCGATTCAAAACCCTGTTTTAATTTTAAGTGATTTTACTTACGAATTAGGCAAAATAAATTGGGTGTATAACAATACAAACATTGAAAGATTTATGTTCTTGCAAGATTCCGTAGTAATTAAAGATAACCGAATCTTTGAACTACTAAACGAAAAAGGTTCTATTGCTTTTACCAACGACCCTGCTCCTTACGGAATGTATATGGGTATTTATGAACGAAAAATTTTATCTCAAATAAACATTCCCTTGCCTAAATCTAAAGAGGAATCCATTAAATGCGAAATTTCTTGGACTACCGATTATTGTAGAATGGCTAAAAATGTTCGAATCGCTTTCCCCGACCTAACTGATAAAAACGCTACAAAAAAAGAAATTTTATTCGGTAGGGAAAACCTTGTTTTAGAAAACGATTTTTTAATAAAATACAAAGGCAATTGGGGTCAAGGATAGACTAGACTAGAGTAGGAACTTAGGAGTCTAATGGCAATTACTAATGGGTACGCTTCCTTAAACGAAGTTAAGGCAGCACTAAGAATTACAGACAACGTTGATGATACTTTAATTGAACTTGCAACCGAATCGGCTAGCCGTTCAATAGACGGATTTTGTAGCCGTTCATTTTGGAACCAAGGAACAGCCGTAAGAGTATTTTCTGCTTACGATGACTATATTTTACCGATTGACGACCTTGCAACCACTAACGGACTTATTGTTAAGAGTTCTATGAACTCAAACCCAATTTCTTATGACACAACTTGGGCTTCAACCGATATTCAACTTGAACCAATAAATGGTGTTCTTGATGGAATCGCTTGGCCTTACACCAAAATAAGAGCAGTAGGTAATTACTTATTCCCTTATTGGCCTTACCCAAATGGGAGTGGTCAAGCGTTAATTCAAATAACCGGTGTTTGGGGTTGGAGTGCTGTCCCTAACGCAATTAAACAAGCAACAATAATTCAATCATCAAGATATTTTAAAAGATTTGACTCTCCTTTAGGTGTTGCAGGATTTGGAGATTTTGGACCAGTTCGCGTAAGTCGTCTTGATCCAGATGTTGAACAATTAGTTATGCCTTATCGTAAATTACGGAACTTATTTTAATGGCTTCTATTGAAAACATTAGAAGTGGTTTAAAAACACGATTAGCAACAATAACAGGATTGCGTACTTCTGCTTTTGTTCCAGATAATCCAAACCCACCAATAGCAATTGTTCAACCAACAAACATTATTTTTGATACAGCGTTTAGACGTGGCGCTGACACTTTAGAATTTACTGTAACTTTATTAGTCGGACAAGTGTCTGAACGAACAAGCCAAAGTAAAATGGACGGCTTCTGTGCCACAAGTGGCGCAACAAGTGTTAAAGCAGCCATCGAAGCAGATAAAACTTTAGGTGGAAGTTGCTTCGATTGTCGCGTAACTCAAATGCGTTCTTACGGTAGTATTATTGTTGGTGAGATAAACTATCTAGGGGCAGAATTCGTTGTGTCCGTAATAGCATAATCAAATCACCTGCGCACTACTTTGCAAAGGAGTAATGACGTGGCAAAATTTGTCGCAACTGACTACGTGGTAACCGTAGGTACAGCAGATTTATCTTCAGCACTTAATTCTGTTGAATTAAGCGTTGAAGCAGACGATATCGAAACCACAACTTTTGGTGCCGGTTATCGTACACGTATCGGTGGCTTAAAACAGGCTTCCGTTACATTGAACTTCCTACAAGATTTTGCAGCAGGTTCAGTAGACGCAACAATCTTCCCATTATTAGGAACATTGTCTACCGTAACAATCACACCAACAGCCGGAACAGTAAATGCAACTAATCCAAAATATACAGCCGTATGTTTGGTTAATGCTTATTCACCATTCGCTTCAAGCGTTGGCGATATTGCAACACTAAGCGTAACTTGGCCAGTATCCGGAACAGTAACTAGAGGAACAACAGCCTAATGAAAATAAACCTGCGAGTCGTTTACAACGATGGCAAAAATGTAGAAGTAATTTGTTCGGCACCAGATTTTGTCGCTTTTGAAGAAAAGTTTGACAGAAGTGTTGCAAAACTTGAAAAAGAATTTCGCTTAACCGATTTATTGTGGCTAGCATGGCACGCATTAAGTCGTAAAAAACAAAGCGACTTATCTTGGGATAAATGGCTTGAGGTTGTGGAAGATATTGACACAACAGATGAGAGTCCAAAAATAATCCCCCTGGAGAGCAAAGCGAACATTGGTTCATAGCCTATTTGGCTTGTGAAACAGGTATCGCTCCAAGTGTTCTTTTAGAACAGTCCGACAGAATGCTCTACACAATGAGTATGTATTTACGTTGGCGCTCTAGTCAAAAGAGGTAATTGTGGCAGTATCTATTGAAGTACCAGGTTTAAAACAAGCATTAACAACTCTTAAAAAAACTGATGCTGAAATTTATAAATCTATGGTAACTAATTTAGATACTGTTACAGCATCTATGAGACAAGGAATACAAAACAACATTCCTAGTATTGCACCTTTAAGTGGATTCGTTCATAAAGGTAGAACAAAATGGCCAACTGGAAAAGTTAATGTTAAAACAAATATAAGACGTGGCAGATCAAGACGTGGTGGTAAAGAAGCCGTAATTAGAATTATTGTTAAAAACGGTGCTGTTGAAATAGCCGATATGGCTGGAGCCAAAAATGATTTTGCTTACGGCAAATTAACAAGGGACTATAAATATAAAGGTGGAACAAGACGTCACACCGTAAACGGTCAAGGCGCTGCTATGACAGGTGCGTTAAACTTAATTGGTAAGGCTTCACGATTTGTTTGGCCAGCAGCAGACAGATATAGAGATACAGTAAGTGTTGAGGTAGAAAAAGTTTTGCAAGACGCAATAAATAAAGGAACAGAAGAATTACGAAAGAGGTACGCATAAAATGGCAATTGTAGTACCGGTAATTTCGGAATGGAGTCCTAAAGGTTTAAATGATGCTATTGCCGATATAACTAAAGCAAAAGGCGCTTTAGGTGGGTTAGATGATTCTGGGCGTAAGGCTTCAAATCAATTTAGCAATTTAGGTGGAAGTTTAAAAAAATTCGGTGGAATAGTTGCCGGTGCTTTCGCAACAGTTCAAATAGGTCAATTCTTTAAAACTTCTATTCAAGGCGCAATTGAAGCAGAAGCAGTAACAAATAGATTACGTCAAATTCTTTTAACTACCGGTGCAGCGACAAACGTTCAAATTGACGCTTTAATGAAACAAGCCGATGCTTTAGAAAGAGTTGGTGTTGTTTCTAAAGAAAACATTATTACAACTCAAGCACAATTAGCCACTTTCGATTTACAAGCCAGCACAATTGCAGCATTAACTCCAGCAATTTTAGATTACGCGACAGCCGAAAAAGGCGCAAACGTTTCCGGTGATGAACTAAAAAGTATGACCAATGGTTTATCTCAAGCACTTAACGGACAATTTGGGGCATTAACAAGAGTTGGTTTTACTTTAACGGATCAACAAAAGAAACTTATTTCAACTGGTACTGAATCTGAACGTGCTGCTGCTTTAGTAGAAATTTTGAGTTCGACTTATGGCGGGTTTAACGAAGCCTTAACTAAAACCCCAGAGGGTCGAATCATTAAGTTACAACAAGAGTTTACTAAACTTAAAGATGAAATAGGTAAAGCGCTTTTACCTGTATTTGAAAGCGTAATGGGATTTTTAGTTGATAAAGGGGTTCCGGCTTTAAGAAAAATTGTTGATGGAGTTGTAGAATTAACTAAATCTTTTGCTCCAACAATAAAAACTTTAGAAGAAAAATTAGTTCCAGCATTTAAATTTTGGTACGACTTTATATCTCAAGTTGTTGTGCCAGGACTTAAAAGAACTTTTATGCCAATTTTTGAAGGACTTCAAGACGCGTTTGAAATTGTTGGGGAAGCAATTGACCGTAATAGAGATAAGTTCCAACCACTATTTGATTTCTTAATAAAATTTGCTAACTTTGTTTATACGTCTTTAGGACCACTAATAGGTCAAGTTTTAGGTGGCGCTTTTAGAACATTAGGTAAAATAATTGGTGTTGTCTTAGACATTGTTGCTAGAGCAATACCACCATTAGTTTCGTTCTTAGAGAAAACAGTAAACGATGGAATAAGAGTAGTTAATTTCTTTATAAGGCAATACAGTAAATTACCGGAGGCTTTACAAGCGTTTGGTGTTATAGACGAAATATCTCAATTAACTTTCCCTAAATTTGAATCTGCTGGAGTGAAAGCATTTGAGTCTGTTTCTGAGGCTGTTGAAGATTCAGGCAACGTGTTAGCGCCATCTATGAATCAAATAAGTAAGAGCACCGAAAAGGCAACAGATAAACTTAAAGCCGCTAAAGACGCTGCGAAAGCACTTAAAGACGAAGCCATTAAAGCAGCTGAGGCGATAGTAAGTAATCTTAAAGACTCATTGGATAAAGCAAGTAAAAGTTTAGATGACGCTAAAGATAAATTTAAAGATTTTAAAGACGCTATAAGTGGAACTATTACAGGGATTATTGATTTTGGTAAGGCTGCTGAAAAAGAAAACTTCTTAGAGGGCTTAGTTGAGCAAGCCAATAACGCTAAAGTTTTTGCCGACAAAGTTAAAAAACTTGTTCAAATTGGTTTAAGTGAACGTGCTATTCGTTTAGTTCTTGATGCAGGATACGAAGCCGGTTCTTTAATAGCCGACCAAATAATTGAGGGTGGTAGTTCAATTGTTACCCAAGTTAACGAACTTGTTGCGTCTGTTGCAACAGTTGCCGAACAAGTTGGTGAAGCCGGTGCTGAATTATTTTATGGTGAGGGTGTTCGCCAAGCACAATCTTTAGTTAATGGGATTCAAGCCGAATTAGATAGAGCGCAAATCAATTTAGATAAAATTAAAGTAAGTGGTGAACCTGGTTCGACAAGTGGTGCCGGTGCAACAACTGCTGGAACTGGAACTGCCCCAACGTCATCAACCTATGTTGTAAAACCTGGTGATTCTTTAAGCGCTATCGCAAGAAAAAATAACACAACTTTACAAGACATTTTAAACGCTAACCCTAAGTTTACCGACCAAGCAAAATATAAAGGTGGAAGCACAATCTTTAGTGGCACAACAGTTAAGATTCCTCGTAAAGCCATGGGTGGTTTAGTTTCAGGTCGTATGCCATACATTGTTGGTGAGAACGGTCCGGAATTATTTATGCCAGACGTAAACGGTTCAATAACACCAAATAATGAAAGCAAAAAACTTGGAGGAAACGTTTACAACATAACTGTTAATGCTGGTATTGGAACAAGTGGTGCACAAGTTGGACAACAAATTGTTGATGCTATTAGAAAGTATGAACGTACTTCTGGTCAAGTCTTTGCGAGAGTTTAATGGCTTTACCGGTAAAAAAAGTTGAAATAGAAGTAGACCCTAACTCTGGGTTACAACCATTCTTCACTTTAGATAGTGGTACTTATGGTGTTTTAGATGACCCTGATTCAATACTAGGTTCACTCGCTTATGTAGATGTTACTGAATACGTTGTTGATATAAGTACCGATAGAGGCGCAACTCGTATTTTAGATAAATACAACGCTGGTCAAGCAAGTGTTACTTTTGATAACACAACAAGACTTTTTGACCCACTTAACGCAAACTCACCTTATTCCGAACAACTTTTACCTAGACGTGGCATAAGAGTTTATTCAGCAGGAACCCCTGTATTTTTTGGGGTAGTTGAAGATTGGAACCTTAACTATGATCCGTCAGGTAACAATACTTCAACAGCGTTAGCGTCAGACAAATTTGTTCTTTTAGCGCAACAAAACTTAACTGCACATACGGCTACGTCTGAGTTATCCGGTACTCGTATCAATTCGGTTTTGAGTAGACCGGAAGTTGATTGGCCTGTAAGTGAAAAAGATATTGATACCGGACAATATGTGATGCAAGCAGATGTTGTTAGTGAGGGCGTTGTTGTTTTAGATTATTTAAATCAAGTTACCCAATCTGAGTATGGCGATATTTTTATGTCAAAAGATGGGCTTTTAACTTTTCAAGATTCAACTGTTGGACCATCTAATACTAATTTGGTTACGCTAAGTGATGATGGAACAGGGATTAAGTTCACAGAAATACAAGTTGTTTTCGGTGCAGAACTTATGTATAACAGAGTTTCTTTAACAAGACTTAACGGAACCCCACAAGTAGCAGAAGATTTAACCTCGCAAGCATTTTACGGAATAACAACTTTTGAACAAACAAACCTTTTAAACGACAATGACGTAGATGTTTTAAACCAAGCCAACTTTATTGTAAACAAATTCGCTAACCCACAATACAGATTTGACACCATAACTGTTGAACTAGCCGAATTATCAACTTTACAACAAACACAAATACTTGCAAAAGAATTAACAGACACAATCTTCGTTAGGTTCACCCCAAACAATATCGGTGACCCTATTTTGAAATACGCTGAAATTATTGGCATAAAACATTATGTAGGCAACTTTACCCACAAAGTAACATTCAACCTTGACACATTAGACTTCGCACCATTCGTTCTTGACGACAGCGAATTTGGTGTTCTTGGTGGAACGTCTAACACTTATCTTGGTGCAAGAGAAGAAAACTATGACAACGCAGACACTATCTACGATGATACGATTGACTACATTGGTTCAATTGCAAACTCCGGAATCACATATGATGATAATATTATCTATGACGGTGACATTGTGGAAGGAAATAGATTAGGATAACATGGCTAATTTTCCAACAAGTTTAGATACTTTAACAAACCCAGCCTCGGGTAACACTCTTGATAACCCAAGTCATTCCGTACAACATTCTGACGCTAACGACATTCTTGAGGCTTTAGAAGCCAAAGTCGGTATCGGCACTTCTACTGCTGGTTCGGCTACTGCTGGTCACGCCCTTGTTGCTTCAACTGGTGGAACAACTACTTGGACAACTATTGGTACAGCAGGTATTACTTCCGGTACAGCAACTAACGGTCAAGTTCTTACTGCTAATGGTTCGGGCGCTGTAACTTTTAACACACCAAGTCAAGGTTTAACTTTAATTAACACCACCAGTTTTACTGCCGTTGCCAGTGAAATTATTCCAAATGTTTTTTCAGCAACTTATGATGATTACAAAGTTATGTTGAACTTAGATGGAGTGAGTGCAGATGGTGACATCACGGTTCAATTAAGAGCAGGTACTGTAACTGTTACTTCTAATTATCAAACTGCTTATAGAGGTATAGATGTTGGTGCAGGGAATGAGGATAACGCTTTATCAAGTGGTAGTTATTGGAATATGGGTAATACAGACTTGGGAAATAATAATCACATGTATTTTATTCCTTTTGATTTATCTTCACCATTTCGAGCACAAAGAACTGTATTAACAGGTTCTATTGGTTTTGTTGATACGGCTGGAAATTTTAGTGGTCGTGCTGGCGCAAGTAACAACCTAAATGCTACTTCTTACGAGTCACTGGTTGTGGGTTGTTCATCAGGAAATATAACAGGAAGCGTACGCATATATGGCTACAACAAATAAAGAAGAAGAGCCAATATTTATTGGTATTGGAAATGAAAGAATTCAATTAACAGGTTTTGAACTTGAAGAATTTTTAGAACAAAGAAAAATAATGCAAGAAGAAAGAAATGCTAGATTAGAAGCACAACGCCTACTTCAAGCCGAGTATCAAGCAAAAAAAGAGTCACGTGAAAGTGCTATTAAAAAGTTAGCAAAAATAGCAGGATTAACCGAACAAGAAATTGAGGCAATAATTTAATGGCCGGTTTAGGAAGAAAAGTTTTTACTGCTGGTGATATTCTTACAGCAGCGCAAGTTCAAGGTTATTTACAAGATCAAGCGATAATGGTTTTCGCTTCTAGTGGTGCGCGTGGTTCTGCTATTCCGAGTCCGTCTCAAGGAATGTTTGCGTATTTAACAAGTGATTCAACTCTGTATACTTATAATGGTAGTGCTTGGGTCGCTTTTACTTCCGGTGGTGGCGGAGCAACATTTAACGAATTTTTATTGATGGGTGCATAAGGAGAAATAATGCCAACAACAACATACGCAGTTTTAGGTCAAGTAGTCGGTACGGCTGCTTTACAATCACTTTACACAGCAGGTGCTTCCGAGCAAGCAGTTATTTCAACTATAACTATCGCTAATCGTGGTACTGCTGCTGCAACTTATCGTTTAGCAGTTCGACCTGATGGTGCTTCTATTGCTAATCAACATTACATTGCTTATGATGCTTCTTGCCCAGCAAATGACACTATTGCTTTAACTTTGGGTATTACTCTTGATGGTAATGATGTTGTTTCTTGTTATTCAAGTTCAACCGATATTACTTTCAACGCTTTCGGCGCAGAAATTAACTAATTATGGCGATAAGAAGATTTGTTTCTTCTAATATCACCACAGGCAAAAAGTTCAGTACGACTGCTGATGCTGTTCCTGCTACTGGTGGAACTGTTACATATAACAATGGTTATTTCATTCACACTTTTACTGCTGATGGAACTTTTACAACAAATAAACCTTTAAGTGTTGAATATCTTGTTGTTGCTGGTGGTGGTGGTGGTGGTAAAGACCAAGGTGGTGGTGGTGGCGCTGGTGGTATGCGTTCAACGACTACGGCTACTGGTAATGAAGGAAATCCAGAATCAAGATTATTTTTGAACGCTGGAACTTCTCATACAGTTACTATTGGTGCTGGTGGTCCTTCTGAAACAAGTGGTTTTAATTCTGTTTTTTCAACTATAACTTCTACTGGTGGTGGTCGTGGTGCTTCTTCATTAAATAACGGCACAAGTGGTGGTTCTGGTGGTGGTGCTAGTGGACAAGGTGGTTCAAGAACTGGTGGTTCTGGAACTGCTAATCAAGGTTTTGCTGGTGGTGGCTCTGCAAATCAATCTGGTGGTGGTGGTGGTGGCGCAGGTGGCGTTGGTGTAACTGGTACTGGTTCTAGTAATGCTGGTGGTGGTGTAGGTGCTTCTAATGCTATTAACGGAATTACTACAACTTATGCTGCTGGTGGTATTGGTGATAGAACTATTACTCCAGAAAATGGTGCATCAAATACTGGTAATGGTGGAGCAGGTAATAATGCTAACGCAACTGCTGGTTCTGGTGGTTCTGGAATAGTTATAGTGAGGTATTTAGCATAATGGCAATTAAAAGATTTTTAAGTCAAACAATTACTGCACCAAAAACTTATTCAAGTTTAACTGATGCAGTTCCCTCTATTGGTGGAACTATTACATATAATCAAGGAAATTTTGTTCACACATTTTTAAGTGATGGAACTTTTACTCCCAAAAAAACTTTAACTGCTGAATATCTTATTGTTGCTGGTGGTGGTGGTTGCACTGCTGGTGGTGGTGGCGCTTCTGGTGGTGGTGGCGCTGGTGGTATGCGAATTGGGTCACTTGCATTTACTGGTGGAAATAAAACTGTAACTGTTGGTGGTGGTGGTAACGGCACAACTGGTTCTAATTCTGTTTTTGATTCAATTACTTCTACTGGTGGTGGAACAGGTCGTGGTGTTGGTGGTGTTGCAGGTGGTTCTGGTGGTGGTGGTGGTGGTAATGATGGCTCTGGTGGTGGTTCTGGAACAACAGGTCAAGGAAACAATGGGGGCGCAGGTTCAAGTGCGTTAAATCCATTTTCAATATCTGGTGGTGGTGGTGGTGCTGGCGCTGTTGGTGCTACTGGAACTTCAGGAAGTTCAGGTAATGGTGGAGTAGGACTTGCTTCTTCCATAACAGGAACTTCAACATTTTATGCTGGTGGTGGTGGTGGTGGTAAAGACCAATCATCTGGCACTAGAGGTACTGGTGGAAATGGTGGTGGTGGTAATGGTCAAAAGCGTGATGGAGCAAATAAAACTTTTGGGACTGCTAACACAGGGGGTGGCTCTGGTGGAGACTCCAACGAGGGCGCAGGTACAGGTGGTTCAGGAATAGTAATCGTAAGAGTTTAACAAGGTAGAATAGGAAACATTATGGCACATTTTGCAAAAGTAGTAGACGGAATCGTCACACAAGTAAACGTTGTAGACGAAGAATATTTTAATTCAAATCGTGAAACACGATACACAGGAACTTGGGTACAAACCTCATACAACACAAGAGGCGGAGTCCACTACAACCCTGACACAAACGAACCAAGTCCAGACCAAACTAAGGCTTTGCGTAAAAATTATGCTGGTGTTGGTTATGTTTATGATGAAACAAAAGATGCTTTTTATGCACCACAACCTTATCCATCTTGGACATTAGATGAAGATACTTGTTGGTGGGAACCACCAGTACCTTATCCAAATGATGACAAAATGTACGAATGGAACGAATCAACTCAAAAATGGGAAGAAGTAAATGTCTAAAAAAATAACTTGGTTAGATAAAATTGGTATTGGTCCAAAACAAATTGCTATGATTAAATCTTATTTGCGTGCAGTTTTTGCTTCTGCTGTAACCATGGGAATCGCATTGTTAATGGACATGAAACCTGAGTACGCTGTTCTTATTGGTGCCATAGCTGGTCCGTTGGCTAAATGGGCTGATAAAACAGAAAAAGAATACGGTGTAGGGTCCGATAACTAAATGGGCTTACCGATTAAAGATGGGAAGATTACAACTGCTTACAATAAAAAGGGCAAGATGTGGTCTAAGGGATACCATACTGGGATTGATTTTGCTGTTCCTCAAGGAACTGATGTTATTGCTGTTGCTCCTGGCGTTATTGCTAACTCCAACTGGGGCAAAGCCTACGGTATTCAATTGGTTCAAGAAGTATTACATAAAGATAAAAAATTTTACGTAATTTATGCACACTTATCTAAAGCGTTAGTTAAAGTTGGTGACCAAGTTGTTAAGGGACAACATATTGGGGAATCAGGTAATACAGGTAATTCGAGTGGTCCACATTTACATTTTGAGGTTCGTGACAATATACGTTGGTCAGCCGGAAAAGACATAGATCCAAAATTTGTATTGCAAATGTAATATAAACTAATTACATTATGTTTACCGATAACATTCTTTTAGCCGGTCAAATCGCTGGTTCAATTACTGCCGTTAGTGTAGTTTTTGCCGGACTTATTAAATACGCTTTTATGAAACCGATTAAAAGATATATAGATATTGCAACTGCGCAAATACAACCAAATGCAAATGGGGGGAAATCCTTACCGGACGCTATTACGATATTGGAAAGATTGGAATTCCGTCAATTGAATACAAATGACCGAGTGCAACGTGTGGAAGATATGTTAAGTGAGCATTTACTATTGCACACGACACGTAAGAAAGTTAAATCCTAGTTTTTGTCATACGCCTCTGTTATCCTTTGGATAGGAGGTAAGACAAATGATTCACCCAACTGATTCCCCAATGTGGGGACGCATTTCAAAAGAAGCCCAAATAAAAATTTTAACTATTTGGGAAGATATACACAATCCACCCATTGATCATGAAGACCATGATGAATTGTTAAGTAGAGGGGAGGCAGAATATCTTGAACGATAAAGCAAAAGTAGAAATCTTTGTAACCAATTTTGATGGTTCTACGATTATTGTTACTAATAATGTTGAAACAGAAACTTGTTACGACCACGAAGTGCTTGCGTTAGTGAGCGCATTAGAGAACGCTTTCCAAAAAGCAGCGAAAGCGTTATCTGTTGATGAAACCGAATACGAACTAATAATGGAGGACGATAAAAATGGCAAATAATTTTTTAGAAAATTATGAAACCGTTGATGAAAGAATACATAAGTTTCATGCAACCTATTCAGAGGGTAGAATACTAACTGAATTGATTGCATATTCGGATACGCAGTTCATTGTGAAAGCAATGGCTTATGTAGGAGATGTATTGCGAGCAACAGGTTTAGCAGAAGAACGAGTTGGTTCTTCACATATAAATAAAACTTCAGCCCTAGAAAATTGTGAAACTTCTGCCATTGGTAGATGTCTTGCAAATTTGGGTCTAAGTGCTAAAGGTAATCGACCATCGGATATAGAAATGTCAAAAGCAGATAGGCAAAGTGATTTTGACCCACAAAACTATAAACCGGTGTCTAACGATAACAACATTACAGAAAAGCAGGCTTCTTTTGTTAAGTCTATTTTAGAAGATGCTTTTATTTCATCTGGAATGAGAGACCATGAAGATAGGTTCTCTTTTGTTACCAAATGGTTAGGAAGCCCAAGAAAGATTGCTGGTGTTCAACATTTAACCAAAATGGAAGCAATCAAAATCATAAACGATAAGACCAGCAATAAAGGCGATTTGATTAAATCTTTACGCGCCAACCATGGTCCCGATTATGATCCTTGGGAAACTCCAAACAAAGGATAAGTTTGCTGACCACCACCCTAGCGTTACTGTTAATGTCTTCCTCCTTATTAACAGAAGATA